GTTTTTTTGTTTACTTCACTATGTTTCACAAATAACCACAAATTCATGGTTTTTTTGTCAACAAATCTGTCAACAGGTGAAAGTTAGTATAAAGCAACATAAAGTTCGTGGTAGTATCAAGTGGGTGTTGGATGTGCTTCATGAGGGAAAGCGTAGAAGAAAGTTTTTTGAAACTAAAATCGAAGCCGATCGGTTTGATGTAATTTCTTGGTTAGGAAATAAGGCTAAGGATGAGCCAATGGGAGATCAGACAATTCTTGGCGTTGCTCGCAGTCAGTATCTAGCTGAGTACTTTGAGAACAATTACAATCCAGCTAAGCCTAAACAGAAAGGATATAGTACCACTGAAGAGCGGGTAAATAAGTTCTTGGCATGGGTAGGTGAAGATAATCCTGTGTCACATGTTACGGTAGACTTATATAAGCAGTATGTGAACTCAGGTAAGTGGTCAGAGAAAACCAAGAAGGAGTACGGGCGGGCTGTGCGAATCTTCATGGCGTGGTGTGCAAAGCAAGGCTTTGGGGCAAATGTATCTGATTGGTATATGCAGACTAACCCCGATCTAAAAATGACCACAAAAAAGGTCTTTTTTAAGTTACCTGGTATTTTACAAGTAGAGGAGGCGAGGGCACTCCTAGGGGAGATAGATGAGAAGTATAAACCCGCTCTGGCTATTATGCTATTTACCGGTATTCGACCAGAGATGGAGATGGCTACATTAAGATACTCTGATATCCGCTGGGGCAAATCTATAGGTTTAAAAGCAGAACACACCAAGACAGGACTAGAGAGATGTATCAAGCCCCCCGAGAATCGATGGTCGTGGGTGCCAAGGTCCAAAGGTTTAGTAATGCCATCCTACAATGCGCTTAACCTGGCGAGAAGGTGGGCATCCAGAAGGGTAGGCTTCAAGTATCCAGCCAATGGTGCCAGGCATTCGTTTGGTAGCTATGGATACTGGAAGTCATTTGAGTGGGCATTAGATACTATGGGGCATATGTCATCTGAGACATTCCTTAAGAACTACAAGAACAACCGGGTGGATACGGAATCTGCATCCGAATATTTCGGAATTTAGGTAAAAATTGTGTCGGGGCGCACAGGGGCGCACAGGGGCACACAGGGGCACAGAGGCACACAACTTCGACCTATTTCGACCATGTTCGACCATAACTTCGACCTACTTCGACCATGTTCGACCATAATTACAGGTAAATACAGGTAAATGCAGGTAGATCGACCATAACTTCGACCATGTTCGACCATGTTACACAATATTTAGTGTTACGATCTTGACCTTGTTTGTTTTTTGGTTTTTGCTTTTTGTATGGAGAATAATGATAATAAAAAATCTCTTGAAGTGGAGGCTTATGATTTATACGAGAGCATAAGGCCCACCGTAGAAGAGTTCTTGGATGAATGGTTTATTGTCGGTATCCGACCAGGATGCGGCAGTAGAGTACTAATAGGGTCGCGTCACGATGGTTGGAATAAATTACAACCAGCTTATGATGCAGTTAAAAAATGGAAACAAGAGAACCCCTTGGGGGATTCTTAGCGAATACCCACCTCCTTTAGTTAGGTTACTAGCTAGAGAACGAATAGGGAGTAAGCACATCCGTGCTCTCTCCGACCAAGAGATTGCCATTAAGGCAGAGTTTCCTCTTGCCCGAGTAATAGAGATTAGTCGTACAAAATCTTGGGATGTTGTGCCAGTTGGTGAAATCATGAGGTTTTGCCACGGGTGTAACTTTGATCCTTTTGACTGGAAGGATCGAAACAGGATGCGGGCGTACTCAAGAAAAGGTGCTAAATTTAGTTACCTTAGAACTTCTCCATACTGGAAGGATACCTTCCTTCCCTTAATAAAGGTACTCGGAAATGCCAAAAGCACTCAAAGTTGATACCCACCTGCTCGGTAAAGTACTAAAGCAGTACGATGGCGACTTTCATAAAACAGCCGAGCATTTAGGGGTTAGAAAAAATTATGTGCGTGATCGCGTACTAACAGACCCAAAGCTTCGGGCTGTCTGGGTAGATAATGGCACCACGGATGATATACCTGATGATATAGATGTATTAGCCAGGGAGGAGCCGATCGAGGAGCGCAATACTAGGATGCTCGAAAACCTTAAGAAGAATGGCAGGGAGGCATTTGAGAATGACATCAAGTCTATGCTCACAAACCCCGAGAGTGCCAAGAAGCTAGAGGTATTTAAGCATTTCGATGACTCGGTTGGCATGCTTATGGCGGAGGCACTGCGTGTAACTCAGAAGCTTAATATACGACAAAACCTTTCATTATTTGAAGTAGCTGAGCAACTCAAGGAAGAGCTACATGATGAAACTATGGATATAGAAGAGAAGGCACTTAAGACCAGGCTTTTTATCCAGGCATGCGAACAACAGGGTAAGTTTCATGACAGATTGTTGAAAGGCTTAGAGTTTCAGCTTAGGCTATATGATCAGAAGGAGAAGTCAGAGACTAAGAAGAAACCTGGGTTTAGACCTCTTAAGGAGTTGAAGGATGTCGACGAAGAAGCTCAAGAATAACCAGGTACTTGCGGATAGATTTGCCCAAGCAGTACAAAGCGAATCGAATGAAAAAGCAGAAGCTACACCTTGGTCTCCTTCGCTCAGTCCTACTCAGCAACTTATATTTGATGATCCTGCAAAGTATATACTTGCTTATGGTGAACGGGGTTCCGGAAAAACTTTTTCACTCGGTGGCCATAAACTCGTTCGTCACTGCTATGAAAATTTTAATGCACTCGCCTTAATTATAGTTGGTGTACGATCCCAAGCTACTCTTGGTGGTGTGTGGCATAAGCTCCAAGTTGAGATACTGCCAGAGTGGAAAGATGGGATTGGCTTAAACCATACAGATGAAAGACAGGATACACAGAAGAATCTATATATAGATATAGAAAATAGATTTGGCGGTCATTCTCGTGTGGTACTTATATCTGTTCCTTATGGTGCTTTTATTAAGGACAGAATCAAAGGTTTTGAGCCTAGTTTGGTATTCGTAGATGAGCTTACCAACTTGGATACACCAGACTATTTCAATGCAGTTGTTCAGCAGTTAGGTCGAAGACAAGGTATTCACGGGCCACAACAGTATCTTGCCGCTTGCAACCCTGATGGACCAAGTCATTGGGTGTACAAGAGATTCTTCGAAGAACCTTACGATAAGGATGGCAACTGGAACAAAGATTACTCCAAATACCATGTTCCAATTAAGGAGAACGAAGCTAATCTACCACTTGGTTATTACGACCGAATCCTTGAAGCTGTTAAGGGTGATCCTATTGAGGAGGCAAGGATGGTTAGGGGAGAGTGGCTCGATCGCCCTGCGGGAGATGCGATATTCGGTCCCTACTTCAACAATGTACTACATGTAAAAGGAGACGCTAAGAGTGGTATATTACCGTCCACAAAATACCCAATAATATGCGGATGGGATCCTGGTTCTGTCAATAATGCCATAATCTTCATGCAAGCATTACCTGGCTCAGATAAGACCATGTGGATCGTATTCGATGAAATGGTGGTAATAAATAAGAAGCTCCCGTACACATCATTAATTCCATTGGTTATGAGGAAGATGTCTTACTGGAATAGGCGAATGGATCATAAGTTCAAATTCATCCATATCTCGGATAACTCCGCATTTAACCAATACAGGGCAAAAACGGGCTCATACGATGTTAGGGATATTGAGGAAATATCTAAAACCAAGTGTGATACATTCAAGCTCGAGCCAATACGCATGAGGGCAGCACCAAAATTCAGCGGGTCCGTTGAGGCGAGGGTTAGGTTGATGATAGCGAAACTGAGTGGGGAAGAGTTCCTTATATCCGCACAATGCACGAACTGCACTAAGATGTTTAGGAACCTAGTAAGTGAAAAGCCTGGGAAAAACTACGACCCTAACATTGCCTTCAAACCTAAGCGTAGCGTGTATATACACTCGTTCGATGCATTGAGTTACCCAATTATATACTATGAGTCCACGCACTATGTCGATGTGGGTCGAGCATCCGCTGGCGAAATAGTAGAAATCGGCACTTGATTTTAGTTACAATAAATCCTAAGTTACGGCTTGTAGGGTGTTACAATATAAACTAAGTTACAATTATGGCAGAGAGTATTCTTAATATAGATTTGAAGAACAACCAGGATCTTCTTGAAGACTTTGAGGGTGTAGAGCCTGGTGATATTATTAAAGTTACTGCAGAGTACAAGGTATCGCAGTTATCCGAGAATCGACTTTCAGCACCACTTGTTAGCCTTATATCGGTAACCTCTGAGACAGAGGATGACGACGAAGACGAAGAAGAGGAGCCGGAAGAAGAGTGATGATACTTCAGCCTCGCTGATTATATCCTGTCATTACCAGAAACTAAAAATCAGGGAAAGATGGGACAAGGCGAGGGTAGATCGTTTATGCAGATTCTTAAACATAACAAGGCACGAACTAGAGACGCTGGTGGGAGGCAAAGTAGAGCGAGTTGATGAAGGCAAGAGATTATCAATGAGCATATGTTTAATACTAACAATGATCGAATCTACATACCTAGGAAACTACGCACCTGATATTGTAACCAACTTATTTGATTTTGCGGGATGATCAATTTAAACATACTGGAGAAACACAACTGTACGCAGGCAAGATTGCGTGAGATCTTTACCGCCAAGGAAGGTAAAGACCTAGAGGTTCGTGAGAAATTTCAAGACCTTATACAAAGCAGAATCCATGAAGGCATAAATTACAATGCCCGTCACGCTAAGCTTTATCAGTCAGTTGATATAGCTTGGGACTCACTTCCTATAAATAAATCAACAATCCCGTTATTACAGTATGCACAGGGAAAAATTGATATCCAAGAAACAGAAACACAACTTAAGGATCTCGAGGTAGCAGATCAGTTCTGCGAGTACGATGATGAGGGAAACCTTAAAAATATAAACACCCTTAGATTGTATGAGGTTCAGGTTAATCTTATTCGTTCTTATGTTACTCGTCGTGTAGCGGCACAAGTATCAAGATTCAGTAATCTATTTCCATACTTCAAGTATGAGCCAAGAAGCACTGCGGTAGCAGATAAAGTGCGGGCTGATGTATTGTCCCAGCGTGTTGAGATAATGACTGATCAATTTGGATACCGCCACCTATGGGAGCAGATTATTCGGCAAATGTTTATGTATGGTCACTCTCTTGCTTTTGTGGATTCTGCATGGAGTGAGGACATACAATGGATAGAGGAAACTGATGAGATTAGTGGAGAAAGTGCACTAAAATCTAAGTCTATAAAATCTGGTGTAAAGTTCCGCACTCCTCACCCAACTCGCGTGATGCGAGATCAGTCTCGACCACTTCATGATATCAACACGGATGATGGTCCCGACTGGATTGGATTTTGGGATATCATTAGGTATGGTGATATTTCTAACAATCCAAACACTTGGAATACCGATGAGGTAACATATACAAACTCTCTTAGTGGTCTGTATAACGCCAATGCAGACTTCTTCGGATACTACTTCGATGCAGGTGACATTTCCTTTCCTCGCATACAAGACCCGTATCCATTTCGCAATGAGAGAACTGCACAAGTTGGCTTGTACTCAAGCGAAGACGAGGACAAGGGTATGTTTGTTACGCAAATGTACATGCGTTGTAACCCAATGAAAGATGGGTTAGGGGACTATCCTCATGAAGTATGGGTAAAGTTTACCGTAGCTAGTGATGAAACTGTAATCTATGCAGAGTACTTACCATCACTTCCTGCTATATATGGCGGTATAAATGAAAATGATGATCGCATGGCTAACATTTCGGTAGCTCATGAGATTATGCCATTCCAGGATCAGCTAAACAATATCATGTCTAAGATGCTTCACGACATGAAGATTAGTATGATGAAAATATTCTGCATAGATCAGGACGCACTTGATGATGATGTTAAGGAGTATATCAAGGATGGCTTATCTGAGGATACATTTTATTCTAAGCCAAAAGCATTATTCTACTCTGGTCAGAAAGCAGCTGACCTGGGGATCAATAATAAAGACTTTATTACGGTAGTTGATGCACAAAAGGAACTTTCATCTGGCATAAACCAGTCAATCCAAGCAATTCTCCAGTTGCTTAATCTCGTAGAGCGACTGCTGATCCTGTCTCCACAAGAGCTTGGTCAGCCCGCTCCACGCGAGATTAGTGCTACCGAGGTTGCGGAGATCACTAATTCAACCAATGCGATATATAGCTTTATCTCTGAAGGGATTGACGATATGCGCGCTGCGGCAAAAAAGGTCATCTACGAACATTTAGTAACCTGCTCCACAGAGAAATTCGTAATTCCCGCAAAAAGCAGATATAGCATTAAAGCAATCAGGGACGCTGGCTTTGAACCAGAAGAGGATGTAGATCCACTTAAGAGCATCCGTAGAAACATTATTGGAGAGCCATCTACTCTGATACACGAGTATTTATTTAGTACGAGAGATGGTGCAGAAAGGGCAAGAGACACACAGTCTGCTCAGGTTCTCAGTCAACTGCTCCAAGGAATACTGCAAGTTGAACCAGTAGCAGCAGCACTTGGTAAGGAGAGATTGTTTACCATGGCGAATGAGATATTTAGAATGTCTGGAGCACATGACTTAAAACTGGAAACAGATGAAGCGGATGCAGAAGACGAAGATATGGGCATCGAGACCAGTCAGTTTATTGAACAAATGAAGGAACAGTTCCCGCAAATGGTACAGGCTGTACAACAGCTTATGCAACTTGCACAGCAAGCAACCGGAGGAATGCCTGGGCAAACTCCCGAGCCTGCACCTGGAGCACCTTCAATGGAACCTGAACAACAACCACAAACCTCACCTGATCAAGAAGTAATGTTATGAGCGAAGAAACTCAAGAAACAGTAGAGCAAGAAGCACAACCAACTGAAGAAGTTGCTGTAGAGCAACCTCAAGAGCAACCTCAAGAAGAGAAGAAGAATGATTTATTTTCTTCCCTTTTTGATATTGCCGAGGAAGAGGAAGACAGTGGCGAAGATTTATTAAACCCACCAATAAAGGCAGATGATATAGTATCCTTATCTGATGCCGTAGATCGCCTACCTGACGAGCCTCAGGAAGAGGTTGAAGAGGCTACTGAAGAACCAGAAGAGGTTGCCAAAACCAAGGAAGAGCCGGAAGAGGTATCTAAGGCCGAGCCTAAGAAGAAAAAAGTAAAACAGGTTATTGATCCTGATTTACCCGATGATTTAAAGTCTAATGCACTTGTAGAGCAAGAACCACAAGTAGACCCAGATAAAGATTTTTACGAAGGACTGCTCCCTGAAGAGCAGGAGGTGTACGACTTGGCTAAATATGCATCTGCTAAAATGCCAGAATACAAAGGTGCCGATCAGCAGTTTAAGAAGTACTTTACGGACACTAGGCAGTATATCGAGAAACGCTTAAAGGAAGATCCACATTTGAATTTAGCGGACGATGATGAATACAAAGCATTTATTGCTCGATCTCGCCCAAAATTTACAGGAGCTGATGCCAGGAAAGTAGAGCAGGAAATGCTTCTTGAAAAGGCTGAGGAACGGGCTCGTCAAAAATTGAAACCTGAAATTGAGAGAGTTCGTAGAGAGCAGGAGAAGATTAACCTTGCACCCAAGGTTGCACAGAAAAAAGCTTTAGCACAGGAGACCGTTAAGAATATTATTCCAAAGGAGTTTCGTGAAATCATAGAGCAAGAGAATGGAATTGAAACTTTTGCTAAAACAAAACCCATTGAGTATGCCGCTATTGATGCAGTAACTGGGCAAGCATTGATGTCTGCTAATTTACTTGTAGACATTACCACAGGCAATGTCCCTTATGACTCTAGCAATCAAGACCATGTTGCTTTGCTTGACTGGGTAAATAAGGAGCAGGAAAACTTTATTCAGTCCGGTCAAACTCAGAAAGATGGAAAAATCTTCATGAGAAGGGAAAGGTACTACCAGCTTCCTGAAAGCAAGCGTGCCGAGTACTATACCTGGAGCGATGACGATCTTCTTGGAATTATTGCAGGCAGAAGCCAGGAAGCAATTAACCTTACTCTTCAAAGGCAACAAGAGATGCTCAAAGCATATATTGGACAGCAACAGCCTCAACAGCAACAAGTTGCGCAAGCTCCAGCTCAGCCAAGACCTCAAGCCCCAAAGGTGCCATCAAGTCCTAGACCATCTCCTGATAACCCGAAGAAGGTCGAAGCGAAACACGCACTTTTTAGCACACTTGGTATGTAACCCATAAACCAAAACCTATTTTTAGGTTTTGTGTGTTTAAATGGGTGGTCTGCGAATATTGTCAAAAATAAGGGAAATTTACTCAATATCCCTTAAATAGCCACAGCATCTGTTAATATAGGTGTTACACGAATAAATGTGTAACTTCTAATTAACAAAATAACATATTATGGCTATATCAGATCCAAACATGCCGGTGCCTTCGCAAACCGTTGAGCCTGGTTCCACAACGATCAGTCAATCGAACCTTGTACGCGACGCCGGGTTTGGCCGCATCATTAAGGTAGATGATTCAACTGGTTGTACTCTTACTAACGCCTCCATCAAGGGTTTAACCCCTGCGGAATTTGAAGCACTTTCCAATAAGGAAATTGATTTAGCTCGCGTTATCGCGAACTCAGCAGAAGCAGCAATGCTTGGAGTGCAAGAGCGTGGCTTAGTCGCCCTGCTTAATAGCTCGATCACAAACATCAAACCTTTGATCAATCGTGTAAATATTTCCGAGCAATCAATTATTCTTCCATACATCCAGCGTCGTCAGCGCTCCGTTATCAATAGTGGTTACTTTGCTATTGAGTCAGGTAAGGCAGCAGACACCGACTCTCCAACAGCTCCTGGTTACACTGCTGGTGGCGGAGACCAAGAGATCACCGTAAATCTTGGTGCATCCGACTGGGCCTCCCCAATCGAGCATATCGAGCGTTACTTCTTGGCTGGTGGATTTGTAATTGTAAACTCTTGGGACGCTTCTGGCGATCCAATCGAGTCTCAGTTTAAAATCCTTGGTGCTGAGGATGCAACTACCGGCGGAATTGCTAAAGCTAATGTTACACTTCGCCCTGTTGGTGCAGACATTAAGCAGGACAAGGCAGATGGAACTTCAGGCTATAGCTCCAGTGAATGGGGTACTCGTGGCGACATCAGCTCTGGATTTGCAGGCAAGTTAGACTACGAACTTACCGTTGGTGTTGTTCAAACCATTGCTAATAATGTCAATGACTTCGAAGAATGGTGCCGTAATCAACCAACTGACCTCAGCGTAAAGCTTGTTGTCAACTGGTTGCAAACCACTCGTGAGTCCAGGACCGTAGACCAAACCTACAAGGAAACTCTCCAAAAGATTATGAACGGAGATGTTAATCCTTATCTTAAATCCATGGTTTATCAGCCTTTGGCAGAGCAAAACAAAATTGCTTCCAAAGCTAGCCAGGATCAATGGTTGCGTTCTACTTGGTTTAACCAAGCAATCTCTTCCAATCAAACTCCGGAAACCTACATGCAGCTTCCTGCAGTAACTGATCCAGAGGATGACTCCTGCACATTGGAGTATAAAGCCAATGCCCTTGGTATTCGGGCTCTTCTTCGCGAAGGTAGCAGAATCAAGAATGCAAATGGTAGCGCATTGACCGTAGAGTCCTTGCAAGCTGACATTTACTACTTGAAACGCAACCGCGAGCAAGATGGTTCTTCAATTAGTGTTATCGACTGCATGACCGATCGCTTCACCTACAATAAGCTATTCGAAGTATTTAATAAATACTACCAAGCTCGTTACGGATGGGGACTTGATCGTCACGCACAGATCAATCAGCAGATCACTCATAATGGTATCTTGTTGTTTAACTACTCCATGTACGACCTTCCAGAGGTTGGTTGTCAGTTGGCAGTATTTCACGATCCTTACTTCGATGACATTCTTAACCATCAGTCCAGCCTGTTTGGCTCTGACGGCCCAGCGGATAGCGCAAAGGTAATTGGAAGCAATGGCAAAAAATCAGGCACTGATGTGCTTTCTGCCGCTGACCAAGCTACCTATTCTAAGGTAATGCGTGCAATGTGGTTCATTGATTGGTCCGATGTTAAGATTGGTATTGCTGGTACTAATGCGGTCACCCGTAAGCAACCACATCCTGAGGTGCAAGAGAAGTACAAATGTCGCATGGCTCACAAGGAAACTGAGTACTCACTCCGTTCCACCAAGTGGACCACGATGATGGATGTTCCTGCTCGTCACTTGATCATCGAAAACTTCGATGCAAATGCGGCTACATCAAGCTGGTCTTCCTACATCTCCTAACACTTAAATGAAGCCTCATTCTCCTCCTCTGCGTAGCGGGGGAGGAGGTGAGGTTTTCTTATATATGAAGTACTTACTTTTTAATAGAATACCATATAATTACGGGGCCGATCATGACATCGTAACGGTTGGATCCAAGGAGAGAGGTTTTGGGGCATATGAAAACAAAGATGCCAAATTGCTCCTTAAAATGCACGGAGATTTAATTTCTGAGATTTCTGAAGAATCCTACAATACATTAAAAAAAAAGCTGAGCCATCCTCCCGTCTCGTATCGTCCTTTCGGGATGCAACAGCAGGAGGCAGACAAAAATCCACATGCAGTATATGCCGAGAAAAAAAGCAAACCAGCGGTGGAGTCTAAGCCAGCAGAAGAATTAATCAAGGTAGGAGAAGTCGAAGTCGAAGATCTACTTGAGGATACCGAATGAACAGGGACTCTGTAGTCGGTTTGGCGGGCACATTTGCTAGTTTCACGCTAGACACTATTCATTTGGTGGCAGCTACTGTCTGCGCCGTATTGACGGCTGTCCATCTTAGTGTTAGCATATACCTAAAGCTAAGGGGGAAGGGTAAGGACAGTGACGGATCTAAATAGAACAGGGACATTTGCAGCAACAACAAGTGATGAGTACACAGCGATTCCGTACAATCGTGCAAAATCATTTCGTGTAACTAATTTCACAGGAAAAGTAGTAGGTATCAGAAGAAGGCATGAGGCAATAATGCTTGATGACTTCAATGACCAGGACTTCTCCGAATGGACAGGTGATATATCCTACAACTCCTCAGAGCTTGAGGGTACCGGTGCTGCATTTGTAGATGGTATTGCATATCGACAGCTTACTGATATTGCCATGCTAGATGGTGCGGAGGTTGACTTCACTATAGTCACTCCAGATGCAGATGAGTATGTGATTAAGCTTTCTGTTCATGATGTGGATACTAGGCTCGGCATGACTCCATCGGCTACAGTTCAAGTCGATCAATTTAATTCAGTTCGTAACACGAAATACAAAGTAACAATCAGGGTAAACCTAACAGATTTAATATATGATGCCTTCATTGAAGAACATGGCAAAGACAGGGTGCAGGCAGTTACGGGGGCTGAAGCGTTATATGGTGCTAATCAAATGCAAGATTCTCTTGTTACTATTGAGAGTGATAAACGCATTACGGTTGACCCCATAGTGTACCAAAAAAAGATTAACGAGTCTGGAGAGCAAGTTGGGCATGGCGGGAGTTATGTATATCCGTGCAATGAAAATACTGCAGAGTACGAGATCGTAAACCTGGGTAGTGATGCCTTGAATTACTCTGATACTTCTCAAACAATTTCAATAAGCGGATTCTATGCAAGATGAGATTAAAGTCCAAGAGGGGTATCAACCAGCTCACCAATTTATAAGTTTTGT